CCCAAAAAGAAAATTTCTTTGATCTTCTTTTTTTCCGCATATTCATTTATTGCTTTAACAATTTCAGCACAATGTAATAAACGATTGCTCACTGCCGTCTCATAAAAATCAGTAACAGTCTCAGAGAACTCCTTATAATTATGAGAATGGAGATCAGCGAAAAATAGTTTCATTCCTTTAACCAAAATTCCAATTCTTCAAACGTATAGAAAATTGGAATACCAAGCTTTTCAGCAACCTCAATTTCTTTCTTTGTTCCATAAGAATTTTCCCAACCAGGAAGAACCCACATGCAATCAGAGACTTCAAGCCAACCGATTGAATATTCGTAAATGTCTTCCATCGTTATTTCCTGTCCCTTCTCTAATGCCAAGAAGAAATGGAAATCAATCCAAGGACAGAATGGAACATGCTTCATCAACATAATTTTCGTAGCTGCCCTTATCCCTACATTCATATTCATAAACGTCTCTATAATTGGATGCTTTTCTTGATCCGTAGGAGTATAAGCACCAGCTACATAAACACGTTTTCTCTTCATTGTTTTACCCATTTTGCTTTTGCAGTAAAGTCTGAAACGGTTTTATGAACCGATCATACTGCTTGATATGACGTTCGAATCCACAAGTTTTCAGCAATGCCATAACCTGTGTATCAAACTTTGATACTGATTTTGTAATGACTTCAGTCTTCCCTTCTTCCATTTCTTTTTTATCAATATCAAGAAATCGCACCAAATCAATCATTTTAACCCACTGTTTTCTCTTCGAATTGTACTCTTCAATCAGTCGGTATTCTGATTTGGGTAGTTGTTTATAGTTATTGTTATCAACAATTTGTATAAATCTTTGAGCTTTCTTTTCTCCGAATCCTTTTACTCCTGGAATGTTATCACTCTTATCTCCAACAAGAGCTTTATAACTAGCGAAATAAATATAAGGTATTTTAAACATCTTTTCAACTTCTTTTTTGTCGATCGTTTTCTTTTTAATCGGAGAATAAACCTTGGTATTATCTTTTGTAATGAACAATTGAAACATATCTTCGTCAGTTGATACAACAATGAACTGAGCTTTCTCTTGGTTTTGGAAATGGTCTTCCATAAACTTCTGTGTCTTAATAATATTGAACATCAAGTCGTCTGCTTCTCTTCCGATACAAAGATATTGAGTCATTCCTAAAAGCTCAAAGAAAAGTCTCAGAATCTTAATCTGCTCAAACAATTCTTTTCTTTCTCGCTTTTCAATTTCAGATAGTGTTTTCTTTTTTCTTTTATATTGAGGAAACATTTTCGTTCTTCGTTTGTCCCGTCCTCCATCCCATGCAACAATGCATTGATCTGGTTTAAAATCCATAAGATATTTCCGAAGCATATTTAACCCAACATAAATAGCTTCAACTCTTTTCCCTTCATGGACTAAAGGAGCCCGACCAAAACTTCTCCAACCTAAATTATTCCCATCAATCAGAAGTATCTTTTTCATTTGTTTGTTCCTCAAAGATTTCAGGAAATTCATTTTCAGTAAATTCTTTTTTCTTTCCTTTGAATTTGTACTTTTTCTTCTTCCCTTTCCCACCTTCAATTTCAACGATCTGTTGGTGGCGGACAAGATAATCCAAAAGCCCTTGAAACTTTCCGATTCTTTCACCAACGTTAACTTCAAAATTTACTTCACCAAATGGTTTACCAACTTTGTTTTTAGGAATACGAAGATTTCCTTTTCCACCTACTTGTTCTCCTGAAATCTTATCCTTTAATTTTCCTGAATATCGGAGTCTAAGTCTTAACGATGCCCAAAATTTAATAGCTCTTCCTCCAGGAGTTGTTTCTTTGTCACCAAACATAACACCAATTTTATCCTGAAGTTGATTAACAAAAACCAAAGCAGCATTAGATTTAAACACTTGTGGCATATATTTTCTTAATGCTTCAGCAATTAATTTTGCACGTCGAGCAGGAGCCATATCATTACCAATTTCCTTTTGTAGTTGTTCGTATCCTGGAGTTGCTGCAACCGAATCCCATACAAAAGCTAAAAACATTTTCTCTTTCATTGATATTTCAATTGACGTTTCAAGCAATTTAAATACATCTTCGATGGATTCGATTTTGTTTGGGTCTGGATAGATTAATTTGTCCATATTAATGTTAACAATATCTACCAATCCTTTTTCTAATGATCGCTCCGTGTCAACGTAAACAGCTATTCCTCCTACGTTTATAGTCTCGTCAAGAATTTGGAGACCCAATAAACTTTTCCAAGCACTAGGTCCACCAGAAATCTCCGTCATTTTTCCGCCAGGTATACCACCATTCGTTACAATGTCAAAAGCGACAACACCTGTAGAAACTCGAGGGATTTCTTTGAAGTGTTTCTTAAGGTCAAGCGCAAAAAATTCCTTTTTTATACTCGAATCCATAAATTATTTGTCTCCTCTTATTTGATCGACACGATTCTGAATCATGCTAATCACTGCGCCAGCATCGTCTGGTTTGTCCTCTTCGCCATCCTCTTCTTTTTTCTTTCGAGCTGTCTTTTTCTTCTTTGGTTTTTCCTCTTTTTCGGGTTCTTCTTCCTCACTCTCCACGTCTTCTTCAGAGTCTTCTTCACTCGCTTCATCTTCCTCTTCCTCCTCTTCTTTCTTTTCCTTTTTCTTCTTTTTCTTTAAATCTTCCTTAGCCTTTTTCGCTCGTGCCATTAAGTCGTTTTCCTTTTCGTCTTCGCCAGGTTCCTCTTCGTCTTCCTCTTTTTGTTTTTTGTCTTCCTTTTCTCGCTTCTCCTGCATTTCTTCAGCTCTCTGTTTTCGGAGTTCTTCACGTTCCTCTTCTGAACCAAAACATTTCGTATGAGCATCTTCGTATTCGATGGGTGGGTACATTTCTTCAAGGATTAAATCGCGAATCTGATTAATCCACTTGTCTACGTCTTCTTCTTCGTCACTAAGTGGAGATGGGTCCATCGGCATGACAGCATACATATCTTGTGGATGAGCATTGGAATTGTAAACGATCAGAATATCTCGACCTTCCGATTCTACGTTTCCTTTCTTGTCATACTCGTCAAAGATGTTTGACATCCTTCCTTGACCTACAACAAGAGAAACAACCTTTTGCCAAACAGCACGAACAGGACATTCATAAATCTTTGGTCCGTCTTGTGGATTCATCCGATCGATAACGTTAAAAACTCCAAATCGTTTTGGTCTCCATTTTGCTGCCTCATCCTTATCACCTTCACTCTTTAATTCCTCCATTCGTTCACAAGCAGGACATTCTCCTCCATAGGTTTCATTCATGCAAATGAACGACTCTGTTCGGTCAGGATGTTTCACAAAATGTTTTGCTGCACGCAAGTGCCAACCAGCTTTTGGATTCGTCGAAGGAAGAATACGAATAATGTTCTCTTCGCCCTTCTTTAATTTCTCTTGTGAAGTTGGTCGATAAAAAATCTTGTCAAAATCGACCGCGCCTTTTTTCGCATCGTCCAAAGCTTCACGATCTTTGTCGATGTCGGGTGGTTGAAAAATAGATTTGTCAGGCATAAAAAATTCCTCCTACTTCTTACTTCGTTTTATCTTGTCTTTTTCGACAAAAATTTCGACATCCATTTGAGCTCGCATATTAGATGCTAATGCGATTAATGCTTCTTTGCGATGCCGAAAAGATTCCTTGATACCATTTAAAATTCCAACGTTTTTCTTCCATTCATTAACATTCTTCTCTGCCTCAATAAACTTCTCATCCATCTGTACTTGCTCTTCAATTTCCTGAACAGTGATTTTCCTTTTTTCCTTTAACGCTTTATTCCTGTAATGTTTTTGTAAACCAGATTTTGTTACGTCGCGCACTAACGTTACCGATCTTAATTCATCAGTAGCTACTTCAGAAAGCACAACATAAAAAGCAAATAGAGATGGTTGTTCTTTGAGATGTTTATTGACCTTCGATTCGTTAAGTTCTAACTCGCCTTCGAGTCGTTCCTTTAAATCGATCTCTTCCTTGCCATCAATTATAACAAAATCGATTTCGTCGAAGTTGATTTTCGTCATATATTCCTCATTTTCATTTTACCATTTTTTCACGATTTAGTAAATTGTTTTTCCAAATCCAGATTTCAGATTTAACTCAACGTAAATCTGGATTTCTATTTATATCAGGTCCAAATCTTGATTTATCGATTTTTTTCAAATCATCGAAATTCTGGAAAGTCGGCCACTCATTTGGATAAGGCAAGCGCATGCCCATCTGATTTTCCAATTCCTTCCAATCAGCCCCAGACATATTAAACCGGATATTCATTGATTCAATATCTTGATTTAATGGCCAACGCTGAGTAGTTCCAGAACCACCAAACAATAGACCGAAAATCTTAGAAAGCCCATTTGCTTCGATAGTCAAGTTTTTCTTTTTTATATCCTCCATTGGTTTTAAATACGCTGCCAACAAAGGAAATTCCCTATATATTTCGCGCCAGATTCCGACAACAGTACCAACTGTATCTTCCTGTTCTGTATTGATTAATCGATGAGCGCATAATCCTCTCAATGCCATATAATTAAATGATGCGAGATAAGAATATTCAACGTTCATTCCAATGACAGAACGAGCCGACTGCCACGATTCGCGACCTTCTAAAAGAATATCTTTGTATGTGCCTTTCATAACCTGCCAACACATTTTAAAACTCGAAAATAATGCTTCATCATCATAAATTCCAGTTGGTACAATAACGTTCCAGTCCTTCGCCGAATTGTCCCGAACGCCTTTAGCGCAGAATACTGCCCCAATTCTCGCACGAGCTATTTGGTCAAATGACGCTCGTGATACACCTGAGATTTTGAAAGTAAACTTTGGCATCTCCATAACTAATGGTAAAGCTCGCCCTTCTAATGCTTCTCTCAATACAAAGAATCTAGTTTCAGGAGATAGATAATCCCATTTGAACTTCTTATGATCACCCCACGTCTGTAGTACTCCTTCCACCATTGCAGCATAAATATCTTCATCAGGACCTGAAAGTAATTCCACTTCTAATTCTTCACACCCCCGTATAAATCTTGTCCTTGGTTCAGAAATCTTATTGTCGTCTCCTGTGCCTTCGTTCCCTATCATACAAGCTTTAATCAATTCCTGTTTGATTTTGTCTTCATTCATTTCAGGCTCCTGTTATTTTTCTCCAATAAGCCATCTATGGCGTCGCCGAATTTCGTGCCAGCGTCAGCTGGCACGCCGCAAAAATTATTAATTAAACAAATCCTCAAGCTTTTTCCAGTTTTTACCTAAATTGCCAGAAGTATATTTATAATTTTCAGCGTCGTTATAATACCAAATCGCATTTTCTTTAATAACAATTCCGCCAACATATTTTTTGCCAAGTTGTTTTAATTTTTGAGCTAAAGCCGGAGCGCGGCCCTCAATGTTTGTCGCGGTTCTTCCACTCTTTGTATCAAAAATACCAACTCGCCCGTCTTTAAATTTC